TGTGTGTCTGTAGAATCAGCACCTATCGTCGTCCAGTTTGCTGCTGTGACCTGTACCCTTGCATAGTTGGTAAAGTTTGCTTCTGTTACTGATCCAGTTTCAGCAGCAGATACGGCTGTAGCCAGTCCAATATAGATGCTGTCACCCGGCGAAGAAAAACTCAGCGAGTTGTTCTTGAAGATGAAGTGCAACAACCGTCTTTCCAGATAGTTTGTTGCTGCATTAGATGTAGCCATATTCTACTCCTTATGTGCGGGGCCGGTCTGGCAATCCCCTGCGATACGCATCACTATTCTCTCTCGCCTCTGCAAGATCCTTTAACCTGGATAAGGCTTCGGTAAACTGCTTCTCATACATTTGCAACATGTCAGGCTCACCTTTCATGTAAATATACGCCTCGTATAACGAACCGTAAAGCAAGGCATTCGGAGCATTGGTACTTAACCAGGTCGTGCCGCTGTCCGCGCCAGCAGTCAAAGAAGTCGGTCTATAGAAGTAATGAAACTCACAGACATAGTTGCTGTCTGGGGTTGGTGCTAGGATTACGTTGTTCAGGTCAAACCTAGCATAATACTTAGGAGTGCCTGTTGTTGCAGAGTTTGGATTGTATTCCTGTATGTAGTTCACGTCCTTCTGCAACAGGAATTCTTTTGAACTGCTATTTGTAATAGACAACGAAAATGATGCCAGAAAGTCTGTAGGCAGTGACAAGAACGGATCGTTCTGAGACACGGCACTGGTGGCGTTCTTACGAAACAGTTCGAGATCAACTAGATAGAATATGCGATCTTCAGTAGAACGAATGAAGTCATCGATGTTCGAGACAAAAGCTGTCTCTGTGTTTTCGGTGTACTCCTGTATCGCCGTCTTCAACTGTGCAAAAGTGTACGCCATCTACTTCTCCAGTGTCACTGGGCCGGAGGTCGCATTTTCACCACCCCCGCGTTGACCACCTGCTGTTGCGGTTCCGGACGTGGCTGTGAAGGTATACGTGTCGGTGTCCACAACAGTGATCGAATACCCCGAACTGCTCTCCAAAACCGTGCTTGTAAACCCATCAAAGCCCTCCGTCTTGCGGAATCTTACCGTATCTGAGGACGAACGTCCATGAGATGGCTCTATGACAGTTATAACTGCTGACCCAGATGCCCCTGACAAGAAGGGATTTGCTGTTAATAACCTAGCAATCGATACTTCTGTACGCTGATCAGGACGTGGATCATGCAAAGCTTGCGGGTCCGGACCAACTCGTATCGGCTCTAGTTGAGGATGTTTTGATTCATACTCATCATTGCCAACCTTAGACC